CGCAGAATGCTGGTTGCTGCGCGACCCAGACCACCGATCATGTGGGTCAGACCAAACCCGTAGAACCCAAGACCCGGCATAAACTTGTAATGCACAAAGTACGGGACCGCTTTCTTTAGCGGGTCGTCTTCGCGATAGTTACGCCGGATCGCCAGAACCGTCTGGCTGTCCTTATCGATCGTCACGATGTACGGGAGCTTCAGACCGCTGATCTCGCCTTGCGCATCGAGGTCTTCAAAACCCTCGATATCAAGCTCAACGTGCATCTCCAGCAGTGTCCGGACATCGTCCGAAAACGTCTTGGAGATACCCTGAATCTCATTGATCTTGCTATCGACCTCATCCTCATCGTCAGCACCGCCTGTCGGAAGATCAACATCGCGATAGAAGCCAGCGAGCTGCTGCTTCAGGATCTCGTTGTCGGTCATCTTCAACACATGCGTGATGCGCGGTGTGGTGATGAGATCAGTCGCCGTGTAGGGGACAACGACGTCTTGAGCAGGGATGAACTTCGAGACCGGGCGACCAAGGATGTTGTCGTAGTACACCTTCTTGAACGTCGAGCCAGACAACGGGAGATAGAACAGAAGCTGATCCATGTCCGGATCGAACTCTTCCATCTCCTCTGTCACGAGGAAGTTCATGAAGTGTTTGACGCGGGCGGCTTGAGCCTCTGTCTCGGCGTTCTGCAGCCCGGCAATGCGTGTCTGCACAGGGCCACCAGACGGTAGAAGCTCCTTGTAGGCCTGTGCTTGGAACTGCGTCACGGACTCCGCGACCATCGGGTGCGTCACCGCGGACGCCCCCTCGAACGGCTCAGACCGCTCGTCCTCCATTTTGGCGCCGAGAAGCTCGAGACCTTTGGTGTAGGTCTTCTCCCAGTCGGACCGCGACTCAAGGTCTTCCTCGTACGAAGCGACCAGCTCTGTCGCCAGCTCACCAAGCACTGAGTCATCCAGATACTCAGCAAGGTTCTCGTCGAACGCGATCATCTCGGCGCCGGCGGCAGCCTCAGCCTCCGCTGCTTCGATCATCGACCGAACAATCGCCGAGCCGTCTTCGTTCTGGAGAACCTCTGCGCCACCGCTGAAGTCCATCGGTGCCGGAACCGAGACCTCCTCCATCTGGAGCGCTGGGTCCATAACGTCGGTTTGCAGAGGGGCATCAACCTGCGAACCCATGAATCTCGGTGGCAACGCCATTAGTAATACTCCCGTTTACGAGGTATGAAGTCTTCTTCGTCGTCCTCATCCACCTTGATGGAGATCAGACCACCTTCCCTGAACCGCATCAGCGCGAGCGTCATGCTGTCCACGTAGTCGTCATGGTCCCCGGCCGGGAAAGAAGCGACTTCTTCAATAACCTCATCGGCAAACCTCTTGTTTTCTGGGGCCCACACTACACCAGATTCAAATAAAGGTGAAACCAAATGCATGCGGGTGGTCTTATCGACCCCTCCACCCCCGGCCTTACGCCCCGGAGAGAACCCAACAGCAGGGATGCCGCGCTTCCGAAGCTCGTCGATCAGCGGACGACCACTGGCCTTGGCCTCGACGATCACCATGTCCGGGTCCCAGTAGTCATGCTCACTGAACGCGATCTCCTTGAGCTCCGGGAAGTTCCACCGACCGCGCCTTGCGTCCAGCAACATGATGGCCTCTCGACCGCTCTCCTGATCGTCAAAGATGCCCCATGTCGTAATGGCCGAGTAGTCCGCGGTTTCTTTCTTCGAGAACGCGGTGTCGTACGCCTGCAGGATGTACTTCACGGGAGGCATCTTGTCGTGCTCCCACATCTGCCACCACTCGCGTTTGACGATCGCCGACTCCGCAGAGGTCGGTTGCTGTTGCCACTGCGCCGACCACTTAGAGACAGGCAGTGACGCCTTGATCGACAGCATTGCCTCTTTGGTCCAGAACTCCGGCCACAGCACCTCATCGGACGGCAGGATGGCCGGAAACTCAACGACCTCCCATTGGTCTGCCATGGGGTCCGACGCTTGTTGCGCGATCAGGCGCCCAGTTAGGTCTTTCTTACCCCATCGTGTCATGACGAGGATGATGGACCCGCCCGGCTGCAGACGCTGTCGAGGCCCTGACGTGTACCACTCGTAGGCATGCTCGAACGCCGTCTCAGACAACGCGTCTTGCTCCGAGTGAGGGTCATCGATTACGAACAGATCGGCACCGCGACCCGTAACAGCGGACCCAACACCAGCCGCGTAGTATTCACCCCCGGCAGTTGTCTGCCAGTTGCCCGCACCCTTGTTGTCATCCTTCAGCTGCGTGTTCGGAAAGACCTCTTGGTACAGCGGGTCGTCCAGCAAATCGCGCACCTTGCGACCAAAACGAACAGCGAGTTCTGTATTATGGGTCGCCTGAATAATCTTTAGTTTCGGATTTCGTCCTAAGAACCAAGCCGGCATCAAATACGACGCAAATTCCGATTTCGAGTGTCGAGGCGGCATATTGATTATCAGCCGCTTCAGCTCACCGTTGGCGACGCGCTCGAGTTTCTCCGCGATGATGCGGTGGTGTCGCCCCTCGATGAAGTTATCATAGACGTGATGCGCGAACGGCATGAAGTTTTTATGCGCTGTTTCGCGTATTTCGAGCTTCTTTTTAGCCTCAGTGAGGCGAAGAATCTCTTTGAGGTCTTCCTCGGGTAGGTGTGTCAGGTCCATCAGAAAACTGCCTTGTATGTCTCGCCAATGTGGCGAAATCCCAGCTTATGTGCAAGTTTTCCCGCAAGTTCGTTGTTCACGCCCGAGTTCACCTCAAAATACGCAGTCGTAGCCCCCATCAGACGCGCCCAGTCACGATAGATACGCGCGAGACGGTAGCCGGTTATGGTCCCACGATACGGCGGTCGCACGTACCAGACGCACATTGAGGCATGTAGGTTGGGTGAGAACATACTTGGGTGCGTTGTGCCGATGATCACACCAGCAAGCTCCGTGTCTGTGGTCGCCACGGCAACCAGATCACCCGGGTTTGCGATCATCTCAGTCAGCGTATCGAGTGAGCGCAACGGACAGAAGGTCTCATCGCCCCATGACGTCTCCTCAGTGGCCTCCTTGACCAAGTCTATACCACGAGGCGTGATGTCCTGTAGCGTGGCAGGGCGGTAGATCATACCAGACTGGCGAGCCCGAAGCGTTGCAACGCAGATGAGCCGACGTTGCGGGTGCCGCGGTTGATGGAGGTCGAGAGACGACCGGGCGATGGGAGCTTTTGCGCCTGACCAACACCGGCGAAATCCATGTACTTGGCCGCGTCAGCAAGACTATCTAACCACGACTCTTCTGGCTCAATAGCGTCTAGCAAGTCCTCGCTCACGAAACGAGCAGCCTCGGACTTGGTCATGTCACCGGCTTTGTACGCCTCGAGAGCAAGTCTTTGGGTGTCTGTAGCGCGACGCTCGTACCCAGCTGCGCGTTGTTGCTCCGGACTTGGAGTGTAATTGGCATCATTCAATTCAAAATGAACACCGTCTTTTAAAGATTGCCAGTCCCCGCCCCAGACAAAGTTTTCTAATCCGCGTTCTGCGGCCACCTCTTTGGCAATATCAGCAATGGGTGCGTAAGCCTCAAAATCCCAATTGGCGCTACCATCAGGATTGAGAAGATGCACATCAATAGCATTGCCCGTAAGATGACGACTGTTGGTAGTTTGGCTTTTTCCTTCGGAAACCAACTGCTCTTGGCGTCTAGGGTCCCGCAAACCCTCACTGACTTGGAGATTATATCCTTGCTCGTTAGCGCGACGCTCAACCTCCATCATAAGATCACGTAACGCGGGATTAACACCCTGCATCCGGCCTATGGATTCCGGAGTGAAATCAGCGAGCGTCAAATTAGGCTGCAAAATGTTTTCAGACGGCAATATGGGTGCTCTGAACATTCCAAGTCTCCTTAGCTTAGGCGCACTATACAAGAAAAAGCCCCCACGGCAAACGCCATGGGGGCAGTCAAGGGAGGCAGTGTAACGCAGGTGGGCGTTGAGGTAAGCCTAACCGGGCAGCGGCGGTAGCGTCAAGTCAGAACGTACCCTTGAAGCCTTTGCCGCTGAGCTGCGCCTTGACATGACCACCTTCGGCGAACATCGGCATGTCTCCGGGGCTCTTTTTGAGCTCGGCGCGGGAGGTGCGCTCGGCCATGCGGTCTCGATTGTCGTCGATCTTATTGCGCTGACCCTCAAGCTCCTGAAGACGACCGGGGTTGGCACCCTCACGCTGAGACTGGCGGAACGCCTTGCCCTGACGCTGCATCCAGTTCTTACTCCGCTCAATCGGGCCCGGGTTGTCTTTATCAGACACGCCTGACGGTGCGTCTCGGGCAGTCAGGTAACCGATCTCTTTGTCAATCATGGAACGTCGCGCGTCCATGCGGGATTTAGGGGATTGACCTTTGGGCATCTTAGTTCTCCATGCCAAACAATGAGCGGAAAAGCGCACCTACACCTTTTTGTGGTGGTTCGCGCATCTGGGCTCTCGGTGGTTCGCCTCTACGAGCAAGCTCTTCGATGGCGAGCTGTTCCAATACGTTCTGATATCGTTCAATACGTTCTTTCATAGGGATATCAGAGTTAAAATACTGTATGGTATGCTCCATAGTTGCTTTTTCACCATCAGGGCGATTCCAAGACGCTTCCGGATCGTCTTTCATCTCCATCATGGCTTCTTCAAAACCATAACTGGTTTTCGGAGCTAGGCGTTCTGCAAAAAGTCTCTCACGAAAATCCGGCACCTCATCTTGCAAAATGTCGTATCCAAGATGTCCAAACTCATGGGCTAGACTTGGATCGGCGTAGTAATTCGGACCAATGCCAATCCCACCGGGCGGTATAAGATAATCAGATTCGTAATCTTGGAACGTTTCCACGCGTTCAGGCTCCATGGCGGCAAGAGACCTGATGAGATCAGGGGTTATTGGATCATTAAGATGATCCTCTGTAAAACCTTCAGGAAAATGCATGGCGTCGTCAGGTAGATACGGTAAATAATCTACGTTACGTAAACCCCCGCGCTCGCGCCAACCCAGCCGCGCAATCGGATTGTCCTCAAAATACGGATCAAGGTCCGCACGCGCCTCAAGAGATGCAAAAGCCTCCGCCATCTCACGCTGACG